TTCCCGGTGGTGTGGCATCCTCTGCGATACCCTCTTAATAAGTGTCTCTGTTTTCTTACCAGTTCGCCCTTTAGACTTGGGGTCTATTTGTTCGCCGGTCCCCCGTTCGGTCTATCTTATATAATAAGATATGTTAACGTACCATATGGGTACATGGTGTCAACAAAAATGAACAAAAAAAGTGAAAAAAAATTAATTTTTTTAGCCTTATTTTTCGCGGTTTTTAGAACTTTTTTTAACCTGTGGATAAAAAAATGTATTTTATTTTGCTTTTATTTGCATTTTTTCGAGATTTTTTCACATAGTATTACGAATATTCGTATTCGATTCTTTGTTAATAAAACGACGACCAGGGACCGGGAGAAACTGTTTTCCCGGTCTTTACAGGGACCGAAAAGTGTGATCCGCGTTTCGTGGCCCGTGGACCTGTCAAGACTTTTTTTGAGAGATAATTTTCATGTTTGATATTAAAATGCTCTGTAGAGCCCTTAAAACGGGTTTTTATGATATATTATGGTACGGTTTTAAATTGGGTCAAAAAATTAAATCTATTTTAATGACCAAAGAGATAGGTTATAGGGATCTTCATGTATGATAAATCATGATAAATTAAAATACGCTGTATGGCTCTTAAAACGGGAAAAACGGCTGTTTCATATTGTGGAACAAATAGCGGTTTGTGGACCGCGGCGCGTGGAACAGTGGAACGGTACTAGAAGTTTTTGAAAAAATTTGAAACAAAAAAGTTTTTTTATAAAAAAGAAGTGTGGCACTGTTCCATTCGTCTAGAATAGTTGAAAAATATAGTAAAACCTGTCCACACTTGTATTTTGAGAAGTGTACCAAGTGTTCCAC